CTGGGAAATCTCTCTCTCAGAAGCAGGACTCAGTGACCTTCCCGAGCGGGTCGCACAGCACCCTCTCTTGCTCGAGCGGGCATGGATAGAACTCCGCGATTCAGGCCGATCTCCCCTCGATTGCACGGATCTCGTCACGAGCCTTCGGCAGCGTGCCGAGTTCCTCGTCGGTGCGTGGCTGATCGATGCGATCGTGCCGCCCTCGCTCGGTGGGAGCCTGCTGAACAACCTCCAACCGCAGATGCTTCGCGAAGCTGACGTGCTCGGCGCCCACCACTTCCGCAACGCGATCCTCGAGCCCCGCCGATCTGCGAAAACCACATCGCTGTGGTGTGTGCTCCTGGGGCGCTGCTACCTCCGGCCCATGCACATGGCCGGCTACACGATGCTAACGACCGCGAAGAAGACCACCGAGAGGTTCCGAATCGACATCTTCGGCCCGATCGCTCGCCGCTGGTCCGACGCCAAGACACGGCCGGTCAAGCTCATCAACAGCAACGGATTCGAGCGCGTCGAGTTCCACAACGGATCTGTTCTCGCGATCCTCTCGCCCGAGGGCGATGCCGTGCGCTCCGGTGCCTACGACACACTCGTGCTCGATGAGGCAGGAGAGGCCGAGCCCGCTAAGTGGGCCGACATCGTCGCCGCCGTCGTCCCGTCGTTCGATACGCGCGGCCCCGAAGCGCAGCTCATCCTCGCGGGCACAGGTGGCCGCTACCGTATCGGATCGTACTTCTGGAAAACACTCCACGACCCCGACGCCGGCAGACTCCGGTACGGCGTCCCCGACGATGTCGCGACCAGCACCATCGAGACATGGGACGGCGGTGCCGGCGCGCTCATCGAGCAACTGCACCCTGGTCTCGACGGGCTCACATCCCTCGCCAAGATTCACTCCAATTTTGGCGACCTCGGCTGGGAAAAGTTCGCCCTCGAGTACCTCGGCCACTTCGGTGACGAGTCCGGCATCGACACCGCCGTCAGCTCCGCACTGTGGCTCAAGACCACCAGCCCCGGCGCACCACCTGCAGGCATCAAAGCCCGCGCCCTGTCGTTCGCGCTACACCCTGGCGGTCTGTGGGCATCCATCGGCGTGGCTTGGCACATGGACGACGGCCCCGCCGATCTCGCAGCTGCCGCCTGGGCGCTCGACGGTACCGAGGACGTAGAGCCGCGGGTCGCATTCAAGCTCATCCATCACCAGGAAGGCACCGCCGGACTCCCCGGCATCCTGTATCGGTATTGGCACAAACTGCGTCTGCCGATCGTGTACGACGACGCACCGCAGGAAAAGGCCGTCATGCAAGACCTCATGCACCGTGCCAGGCCACGACCCCAGACCAACCTCGTCAGATTCAGCGACAAGGCCGTCGCCACCACCAACGCGCTCAACCGGATCAAGCACGGCAGCGTCGTCCACTGGGAACAGGCACCCCTCGACAAGGCAGCGGCGACCGCCACAATCCGAATGTCGGGCAAATCCCGCCTCTTCGGCATCCCCGACCACGACCCGACTGCCGACATCACCGGCATGGACGCCATGGCCCTCGCACTCCAGGCGCTCCCGTCACTGCACCGGCAGTCGATCGGCCCCATCGTTGTGGACTAGCTACAACGACACGGCGTGTTGATTGTAGAAATGTCACAAGCTCACGTTAATCTGTGCCCATGGGATGGATGGACAAGCTCTTCGCGCCGGTCACGGTGCCACGTCCCACTGACGTAACCGGCCTCTGGTGGCAGCAGCCGCAAAACCCGCTCAACCAGATCGTCATCGACGACATCTTCGGCGAGATCATCGATCTCGTTGACCGGACCAACGCCATGCGCGTCCCCGCCGTCCGACGCGGGCGCGCACTACTCGTCGGTGGCATCGCAGACCTTCCCCTCGTTGCCTACCGCAACGAGGAGCGGGTCACCAAACAGCCCACCTGGTTGTACCGATCTGACCTGATGGACCCGTGGCACCGCATCGCGTTCACCATCGACGACCTGATCTTCTACGACTGCTCCCTCTGGGGTCGCGCCAACGGCGAGGACGGATTTCCCACCGAAACATGGCACATCCCCTTCGAGCGGTGGAGCGTCGATGACCGCGGTCGCATCCTCGTCATGGACGACAACGACAACCCACGCCCGGTCGAATCCGACGCCATCATCTACATCCCTGGCACCGGTGACGGTGGGCTCCTCTCAGCGCCCGACACCATTCGTGGCGCGCGAGCCATCGACCGGGCGTGGGTTGCCCGCACCCGCTCCCCGATCCCCCCTACCCTGTTCACGCAGACCGAGCAGGGCACCGTCACCGACGAGGAAGTGCGTACGCTTCTCTCGAGCTGGGCGACAGCCCGCACCAACCCCGACACGGCCGGCGTCGGATTCGTCCCCTTCGGCCTACAGCCCAACTTCCCCGCCGTCGCTGACGACTCAGCCATGTTCATTGAGGGCCGCAACGCGGTACGCCTCGACGTGGCCAACCTGCTGAACATCCCCGCGTCTCTGCTCGATGGCTCGACCGCTACCGCCTCGTTGACCTACGTGACCACAGAGGGCCAGAAGTCGTCGTTCCACGAGCAGAGCATTCGTTACTGGACTGCACCACTCGAGCATCGTCTGTCGATGGATGACATCGTGCCCCGCGGGCAACGTGTCCGGTTCGACATCACCTTCACCACACAGGTAGCGCCTACCGGCGAGCCAGGAGAGGACTGAGCACATGGGTGACCTGTTCGCGAACGTCGCAGACCGCACCATCAAGGGTCTGCTGCTTCCCTACGGCGAAGCGTCCCGCACCAACCTGACCGGCACAGAGCCGATCGCGTTCAGCAAGGGCACTGTCAGCATCCCTCGCGACGTGACCATGGTCGGCTTGAACCTCAACCACGACCGATTCACCTGGGCAGGTCGCGTTACCGAGCTCGAGGACACCGACGCCGGAATGGTGGCGACCTTCAAAGTCGCCGAAACCGACGAAGGAGACGAAGCCCTCGCCGCCGTGGCCGCTGGCAGGCTGACCAAGCTCAGCGCGGAAGTGGTCAAGCTCGTCCGCGACGGTGCCAAAGCGATCAGCGCCAAACTCACTGGCGCGGCCCTCGTGGACGATGGCGCATTCGCCTCCGCCGCTCTGTTCGCCCTGGGCGACGTGGAGGACATCGAACCAACCGAAGGGGCACCCGCCGCTTCGGAAGAGCCGGATGAGCCGGCAGAAGAAGAGGAAGAGGAAACCGTGCCTGAAGCACAGATCCCCACCGGCCTCCCGGCTCCCAAGCCGGTCGCCGTGGAGAAGAAGGAATCCACAAAGGGCGAGATGTTCGCAGCCATCGAGTCTGTTTACCGCGGCTCCGCCTCGATCGAACGGCTGAACGAAGTCCGTACCTTTATGTCCTCGCAGGCGCTGTTTGCCCTGGAAGACGTGACGTACGACGGCGTCGGCGGGATCGCGACCACGACCACGCGGCCCGCGTGGATCGGTGAAGTGAAGGACGGCACGACCTACGCGCAGAAGTTTGCGCCGCTGTTCGGCCAGCAGACCCTCACCGCTCTCGCCATGGCCGGCTGGAAGTGGGGCACCAAGCCCGCAGGCGCCGCCTGGGCCGGAAACAAGGCCGCGATCAGCAGCAACGACCCCACGGTCACCGCCGTCACGGAGAACGCCAGCCGGTGGGCCGGTGGCCACGACATCGCCCGCGAGCACATCGACTTCAACACGCCTGGATTCTTCGAGGCGTACAACGCCGCGATGCGGGAATCGTTCGACCGGTGGCTTGACACCACCATCGTCCTCACCGAGGCGCTGGCGGGCGCGACCGATGTGGAGGCGGACGACCCCGCAGGGCTCGCCATCGGCGCAGGCTGGTCGGCGGTCATCGATGGTGCCGCCTCGATCGTGGACGCAGGCCTCACGCCCACGTCCGCCGTCGTCGCCTCGGGACTGTGGAAGGCCATGGCGAAGCTCCCACAGAGCGACGTGCTCGGCTACCTGAACGCGCAGCTCTCACTCACCGGCGACGGTCGCCTGGACACGTTCAGCATCATCCCCGCCGCACCCACGCAGCTCACCGCTGGCCACGTCCTCGTGGTCGCGAAGAGCGCGGCCGATGTGTACACGCTCCCCGGCAGCCCGATCCGTGCCGAGGCGCAGAACATCGCCAACGGCGGCCTCGACGTGGGCTTCTTCGGATACGGCGGTTTCCTCATCAAGAACACCGCCGGCATCGTCGATGTCGGCCCGTACACCCCGTAGGAGGACGACATGACACATATCGGATACGACGCGGCCTACGCGGCCACGAGGTACGCCGCGCTCGACGCGCAGATCAAGGGTCACCGTGCCCAGATCAAAGACCTCACCGCGCAGCGCGACAAGTACAAGGCGGCCGAAGAGCCTGCCGTCGAGTCCGACTGAAAGCGTGTAGGCGAGCATGGCTGAGTGGCACACCCTCGTGAGTGCGCGTGACCAATGGGTTGACGCGCCGCTCAACGACGAGGAACTCCAGGAACTCCTGGACGTGGCACAAAACGCGGTGCTCGCCTATGCGCCAACCCTGGTAGAAGGTGCGCTCATCATCGAAGACGGCATCGTCGTCGTCGCTGGACCCAACGAAATACCCGTCTCCTACCGGTATGCGCAACTCATGCAGGCACGCAACGTATGGAACTCGTCGCAAGCTAGCCCATCGTCGAGTGACTTCGACGGTGCTGGCTACGGTCTGACGACCTTCCCGCTGGACTGGCAGGTAAAGCAGTTGCTTCGCCCGCGTACGGTTTTCGGGGGTGTCGTGGGATGAGCACAAGAGACTCCCTCATCGCCTACCTCGAGCCTCTCCTCGCAGCGACCCCCGGCCTCGAGGATATCAAGCTCGTCAAGAGCATCCGATCCGTTGACCGTTTGTCTCAGCCGACCCTCATCGTGAAGACGGTGAGACTCCAGAAGCTACCGGCAGCGCCCATCGGCAACATGCTCGGGGAGTTCCTCCTCGTTCTCGTATCAAACCATGTGGACGTGGACCGCGCTGAGGATCAGCTCGACGACCTCCTCGAGGTTCTGCTCCCAAAGCTGTTCAACTCGAACGTGGTGTGGACCGCTGCCGATCAAACCTCGTTCGAGGAACACGTTTCGTATGACATCTCTGTATCCAACATCCTCAAGTAAGGGAGAGCATCATGCCGGTAATCGCCGTTGACCCGATCCTCATGGGGAGCGCCAAGCTCACCCTCGGCCTGGACGACTACGAGGGGCACGTGTCGTCCGCCGCGTTCATCCCTGGCAACAACACGCCTGTCATCTGGAAGGGCTTGACACCGACGAGCGTGTTCAGCTTCGGCCAGAAAGCTACCTGGACACTCGACCTCGAGTACGCGCAGGACTGGGCGACTGCCAACAGCCTCGCACTGTTTCTGCTCGACAATGAGGGCGAGACCGTCACAGCCGTGTTGGAGCCGGTCGATGGTGGCCAGGGATACACGGCCGAGGTCATCATCACTCCCGGAGCGATCGGCGGGGCGGTGGACACGGTTGCCGTGGGCTCGGTCTCGCTGGGCGTCAAGGGCAAGCCCGCGCCAGTAGCGTAAGGCCCCCGGCCATGGGGCGCATCGATATCAGGAAGTCGCCTGAGTGGGTTGCGGCGATCGGTGCCATGAACGCTATCGACAAGTCGTTCGCCGCGGCGATTCGCAAGTACACGAAGGCTATGGCTGAGCCGGAGTGGAAGAAAGCTGTGGCCACGCGTTCAAACACCCGCCTCGAGAAACGTGTCATCAGCGCCACGACGACCGTCGCGGTGTCGTCCGCCAACGTGAAAGTTGCGAGCGGGGCGAAAGGACGCCCGCTCTCGGGTGGTCTCACGATGTCGCAGGCCGCACCGGCTGTGGAGTTCGGCAGCGTGCGATACAAGCAATTCGGCCCACGCCGCAAGAAGGGACCCTTCTTCCGAGCGGTAGAGAACATGACTCCCCGCCTCGCGTCCCTATGGATTCAAACAGTCATCAAAACTACGGCGCTCGCGCTAGAAGGGAAGCAAAGCTAATGGCACTCACGGTCAGCATCGGCATCAACGAACGCGAAGCAGTCCAAGGTGTCAAAAAGCTCGGCAAATCCCTAGAAGAGGTCGACCAGGACATCGACGACCTGGGCAAGAACAAGTCCCTCGACAAGCTCGAGGGAAACATGAAAGACCTTGCAAAAGAGGCCGATACTACGGGTCGCAAGATCGGCACTGGTCTGGACGACGGTTTCAAGAAGGCCGGCAAAGGCGCGGACGACTTCAAGCAAGAAGCTCAGCAGACCGCTCGAGAGTCCGCAGCATCATTCGACGGATCGGCTGAGTCGATCGGTGATGCCTTCCAGGAGGTAGCAGCCAACGCCTTCTCTGGCTTCGGGCCTGCCGGTGCGGTGGCAGGTATCGCCGCCGCGGCGGGGCTCGGTGCTGTCATGACTGCGTTGCAGGATCAGGCGGCGAAGCTCGAAGAGTTGAAGCAGAAGTTCGCGGACATGTACCGCTCGGCCGCGGAAGAAGGCCGCACATACCTAAGTGAAGCGCAGATTCAGTCTGGCGTTCTCGACGCACTGTATGACCCTGCGAAGAGGGAGGCCGCGCTGAAGAAGGCGCAGCTCATCGGTTCAGATATCGTCACAGTCCTCCGTGCCGAAGCCGGGTCGCGTGAAGACATCGCTCTCGCCATCGACCTGGCCAATCAGAAGGCGGCGGAGCTGCAAAGCAAGTCCCAGGAAGCGACAGGGACCACATCTGTGTGGGCAGCCGGCGTGCAGGGCATCGCCTCCGACTACGAGAAGCTCCGCGACATGCTCGACAGCAACACGGAGGCGGCGAAGCTGGCGCAGGAATCAGCGGTGCGTGGCGAAGAGGCACAAAGGGATCAGATTCAACGGACCCGTGACGCGTCCCAGGCTCGATACGAAGCCATGGCGGCGCAGGCATCGGTGCCTATCGTCCAGAAGTTCACCTTGGAAGACACCACCGACTACTGGTCGTTCCGTGCACGCGTGCAGAGCCGTCTGGGCTCGTTCAGTGCCCCGGTGCAGCTTGGCCCCGGTGTGGGAAGGCAGCTGCTAGGACCATGATCACACAGGCCGAAACATGCTAGTCGTCATCGACGGAATCGTCGTCGAAGTCTCCGACGACACACCCCTTGCGACCATCACCGCGAACAACGGCGCAGGGGACACCACGCCATTGCTGATTCTCGGCTACGAGGCCTCCCGTACATCACGGAACATCGTGCACGACCTCATCGAGGGCATGGCCGTCACCCTCGTCAGCCCGCGTCCGCGTTCGGGCACGCTCGGCCTGTTGTACACCGATGAGACTGAGGCGTTCGCCGCCCTCGAGCTTCATGCGGAGCGCACATCTTTCACGCTCGAATCGCTCGAGCGGTCCGTGACCAACATGACATATGTCATCGACGGCTCTGTGTCGATCGCCCTGGACACTGCCACCCGCGACCACTGGGTAGTCAGCATCCAATACCAGGAGATCGACGCATGACCGACCTCCTGGAACCCACCGCGACCGCAGAACTTGACGGCGACCTCTTCACGCTCCGCCTCGGCTCACTCTGCTCGCTCGACTCTGGGCGCGTGCCCTACGCAGGCGGTGACCTCACCCTGCCCTTGGTTGACGACGCACTCCTGGAACTACTCGACCCGGACACAGGAATCCGTATCCCAGTCTCCGCAACACTCTCAGGGGTCACCCGCAACTTCGACTTGGTACTGCGCGGACGTACGGTCAACCACACTGCCAAGACCGTAACCCTTACGCTCGCCTCCGATGAGGCCCTCATGCAGGACTACGCCACGCTCACCCTCGACACCGGAGCGCGTGCTCACGAAACATCCGTCCGTGCCGTCTGCGACTACGTGCTGGACAAGATCGGTGCCGGTCTCGAGCCGGGTATCGAGGACGTGGATGTTACGGCCCACTGGGAAGTAACGAATATCCTCGCCAACCCATCGCTCGCCGTAGACATGGCCGGGTGGATCGCAGGCCTCGGCGCAACATCACTAACACGGGAAGTACTCGCACCACTCCCGCCTCTGTCGACCGGTACCGGAATCCGCTGGGTAGCCAGTGGGAGTGTCTCAAACGTGGTCCCCGCGCCCACGACCTCGACCTACAGCATCAAGCCTGGGAACTGGTACGTATTCAGCGGCTGGATCTACTCCTCAACCCCACGCACGGCACGAGCAGCCATCCAATGGTTCGCGGCCGGTGGAGGCGTGTTGGTCTCGGAGCCACAGGGAGATCCCGTGGTCACAGACACCACATCGTGGCAGCGGATCAGCGTCATCGCCCAGGCACCGCTTGGTGCATCGCACGCGAACCCGTTCGTCACGACCAGCGGCAACGCGGGCGGCGACGCACATATCGTCACACGGGCCATGTTCTACGAGGGAACCGAACTCGTGGACTACTTCGACGGCGCGACCGCAGACGACAGCTCATACACCTACGAATGGACTGGACCGGCAAACGCCTCCCCGTCCGTGCGGACACCGATCGTCGAGCGCCTCCCAGAACTGTTCACCTGGAAACCCGGCATCAGTGCATGGGACTTCCTCATGCCGATCACGTCCGCGGCAGGTGTTGTGCTGTGGTGCGATGAGCAGCGACGTTGGTTCCTGGCCTCCCCTGAATCTCGCACGATCGCGACACTCATCGCGGTGACACCGTCCGTGACACGTGACGGCATCGACACGCTCTCACGCGACGATCCAGAGGCCGATGTCACGGGCGTGGTGCTGCACTACACCTGGCAGGATCTGGACGGCTCACAGGAGGCATGGGACACGGCCGGTGCGCCCGAAAAGGTCCTCACCATCGAATTGAAGCACCCGTATCCGGGCCCCGGCGCCGCAGCAGCCATTCTCGCCCGCCGGCAAGGGACAGGCAGACGTGACGATGTGACTGCGATCGGCCGGTGGGACACCACACCGGGCATGACCGCGCAGATCTCCTTGCCTGGAGCACCCGACACCGTAGGCCGCATCACGTCCATCCAGTTCGACCTCGCCGCCGGGTTCATGACCCTTGGCACGTCAAGCCTTGTGGATGTCATCCCAGGCAGCATCGCATGGCTCACCGGCACCGTCGACGACCTCGTCGGCACAGTGGACTCACTCTAGGAGGATGACATGGCAGTAGGAGACGACGCAGCAGCAGCGGGGATGCCGATCGTTCCGGGCACGTTGCCAGCCAACCAACTCGACACCGAAGACAACCGTAGCCGGGACTTCATAGCGCAAGGTCCCGATAACTGGATGGCCGGTGTTGTCCTTGGCATCGCTCAGGGTGGTCATGGTGCCACGACAGCTGCAGCAGCTCGCACGGCGCTGGGTGTGGTTGCGGCGGATCTGACGGTGCAATCGAACGGCGCCTACGATGTTGGACTGGTGTGGTCGAGCGGAGCCATTCAGGTATTCATCGACGGTGTGTTCGTCGGGTTCCTGCAATTCCAGGGCGGCGGTGGCGGCGCGTACCTGCCTCTGGCTGGTGGAACCCTCAGCGGTGACCTCTACCTCCCAGCCTCGAGCATCGCCACCAGCGGATGGACCGCAGCCTATATCAACAGCGATGGGCGTGTGTCGCGCGGGGCATCGTCGCAGCGGTACAAGAAGGGCATCCGCTTCCTGGAGATGCTCGGCACCCTCTTCGGCGTTCGCACCCGCGAGTACCAGATGAAGGACGGCGACGGCGTCTACCACGTCGGCTACATCGCAGAGGAGTTGATGGGAACCCCGGCCGAACGATTCGTGCTCGTCGACGACCAGGGACAACCCGACTCCATCGACTACACCGCGCTCCACACGGCGCAGCTCGCCGAACTCGACGCACGGCTGAAAGAGTTGGAGGGCTGAGATGTACGTCCGTCCTGTAGATCCGACCGGCATCTCATCGTGGTACGCGCATACACGCCGCAACCCTCCCTCGCAGGAGGCAGGCGTTGACTACTACTGTCCGGTGGGAACCCCGATCCTCGCAGCGGGTGACGGTCGTGTCGTCGCGGTCGGGGGTGGTATCGAACCCGCGACCGGGCGGTTTCTGACCATCGATCTGAACGACGGCCGGCGTGTGCGATACCTGCACCTGAGCCGTTGGCTGAAGTCAGCAGGCGATCCGGTGAGACAGGGTGCTGTGGTCGCCTACTCCGGCGCCAGCGGCTACGGCAGCGAGACAGCAGCAGGCGGACCTGGCACGGGCGGGCCGCACGTCCACACCACGCTCTGGCCATCTCATGCGTACAGCTTCGGCCCGAACGCCGGCACGCTCGACTTCGAGGAATACGTTGGCGCATCGGGCGCCGGCGGAGGTAGTACCCCGTTTGACCCACCCGTTCGACTGGAGGACGAAATGATATCGATCCACGCCCCGAACCGCGGCATCGCGGTGATCGGACCCGGCTACTACAAGAGCCTCACCCCGGAGGAGGCAGAGAACGTCGTTGCGATCACCACGAAGCAGATCAGCGGCAACGATCGACAGTTCGACCTCTGGCGCAACATGGCCCTCGGTGGGGAGCACACGGGTTCATGAACGCCGCGCCGACCGACGCCTACCCCACGAATGCGGAGGCATCGATGGCCGTGATGGCCGTCGAAGTCCGGTATATCAAAGAGGCCGTCGAACGGATGGAGCGCACCAACTCCGTGAACGTCACCCGCAACGAGTGGGAGCAGCGCAACCAGCACGTCGACGCCCGATTCACCGAGATCTTCAAAGACATGGCCTCCCGCAAGATGCCATGGACCAGTATCGCCGCGTTCGTCGTTGCCGGCGCAAGCCTGCTCGTCATCGTCATCCCGCTGATCGCGAACTGAAAGGAACCCATCATGCTCAGCAATCACCCGACCATCCGCCTCGTCATCTACGGGCTGGGCATCGTGGCACAGATCGCGTCATTCTTCGTCACGATCTACTCTCCCGAGCTCGCACAGGCGTTCTCACAGACCAGCGACGTCCTCGGCGCAGTAGCCCTCGTCACAGCGGCCACCAACATCACCCCGAAGGAACCCGACCATGGCTGATTGGCCCACGATCCCTGCAGGACAGGGATACCCGCTCGTCGACGCCACCACGGGCGAGTTCGTCAGCACCCTCGTCAACGATCAGCTAAGCGCCACGATTGCTGGGGCTACGTTGCAGCAGCATCAGGTGCGCACGATCTCCCTCGGCACTGACCTCGACGGCGATCGCGAGGCCCCGCGATTGGTGAAGCCGCTGACCGGGCCGTTCCTCACGTACGACGACTTCGCGGATGCGGGTGGTCTCCCCACCATCTACCGCCCCAAGATGTTCCAGGCCGCACCGTTCGGTCGCACCGGTATCGGTGTGATGACTTCCAGCGACCACGCGGCCGCGCACGGCGACAGTGGGTTCATGCTGGCGTGGGGCGCGGACGGGCCGCTCAGCGAGTCGTGGACGTTCCCGGCGACCCAGCCGCTCTGGCGCGACGACGTGAACGGCAACCAGACCGAGACGCCGGAACTCGTGGTCCCCTGGGACGGCACCAAGTCCATCTGGTCTTACCAGCAGAACGGTGTGCCGGGGACGGTCGCGGACCAGGTGACGCTCCTCGCTCAGTGCACCAACCAGGATCTGTGGTCGGGCTGGTCCCGCACCGGGACGATGATCGACCTCCCCGCCAACCCCGAGTACGCGACCGCAGCGACCCACACCGGCTACGCCAATCACTGGCGGGCTGGGGCGTGGTTCTACTGCTACACGATTCGCACGGGGGCCGACGGCAACAGCATCATGGGTACCTACCAGCTCAACCGCTCCCGTGACGGCATCAACTGGACGGCCGACCCGAGGCCCATCTTCGGAGCCTCGCCCCTGACCGACCACCTCACCGGTTACGTCGAAGACGACATGTGGAGCATCAAGTTCACGTCCGGCGCAGTCATCGAGTGGCGCGGCCGGTTCTGGTGGATCGGGCTCGTAGGCCCGGTCGCATCCGGCACCACCATCGTTGGCAACCTCATCGGTGGCTTCCCGCTCAGTGACGACTTCCGTCGCCCGCTGGCTCGACCGATCGACATGACCCCGCCCGAGCAGGCGTGGGAGACGACCGGTATCGACACGTTCGGCAACGCGATCACCTACGAGGGACGCACGTTCCTCTCATACCGCTCAGGCGGCAATCAAGGGAGCTTCGGGCTCATGGAGTTGCAGTAATGATCGACATCGACGCAGGGCGAATCCTGCCCCTCGGAACCATCAGCCGGAGGCCACAGCGCGACTGGTCGGCTGGCGCACTCCCCGCGGGTGTCACCTTGGTCACGTCCGGCGCGAACGCGGGCGCCACGGTCACCTACCCCACCGACGAACCGCTGGGGGTGCTCCTCACGAGCGTGGCGGGGGCGTCCAAGCAAGCGACCCTCACCCTGCCCCCTGTCGACCTCACGGCCATTCGCCGCCTGACGCTCACGCTCGACGTGCTCGGCGGGCGACTCGGCGCGGCACCAGGGCCGCGTCAGATGTGGCTCGGTGCGCGCACGGGCGCTGATGGGACGGCGGGAGGTTTCGACATCTTCTCCCCATACAACACGAATGCCTCGCTCCGATCCCTCAACGGGGCCGGTACTGCCGTGGACAACGTGCTAGCGCGCTACGCATGGGCGTTCTCGGGGCGGCACTGCATTCGCCTCATCCTCGACACGGCCGACAAGACCTTGACCCTTGCCTATGGCGATGACATGCAACTCGTGAAGTCCACGGTGCTGGCGGGGCTCACTCTCGCGACGGTCTATCCACACGTACGCGTCGCGGGTATTGCTAGCACGACCACCGCGCAGAGCGCCCGCATCCTCAACTTCAACGCCACTGTCGAGGTCTGACCCCCACCTATTGAACGCATTAGTTGGCACGGGCGAGCTCGTTGACGGCCACGCGCATCCGGTCGCGGTCGAACTCGACGTAGACGCGGGTGGTGTTTGGTGAGGCGTGCCCGAGCATCTCCTGCACGAGGAGGATGTCTGACGTGAGCGCGTAGGCGCGTGTCCCGAACCGGTGCCGCAGTGTGTGCATCGTCCACTGGTCGGGCATCAGGTCGCGGATCAGTTTTCCGACGTAGCGGGGCGACAGGTGCCCGTTGTCGTTGCCGGGGAACAGGTACCCCGGCTCGAGACCGGCGACGGCTCTGCCGAGCGACACGGGGAGGGGCACGGTGCGTGTCTTGCCGCCCTTGCCGTGCACGATCAGCGAGTGCCCGACGAGATCCTCCATCAGGTCGTTGGTGTGCGCCTGTGCGACCTCACCACGACGTAGCCCGACCTCGGCGGCGAGGCGCAGCATGAGCGTCTCGCGAGGCTTGGCCGAGATCAGCGCTTCGTGGTAGATCCGGTCGGGCGCGGGTCGGGCACGGCCCTTGGTCATCTTGATCTTCGGGGCGAAGTCCACCGGGTTCACGATCACGAATCCGCGGTACATGCCCCACTGGTAGAACTTGTCGAACGTCGTGCGGCGCCCGCGGCGGGTCTCGGTGGCCCACTCCTGCTCGGACAGGTAGTCCAGGAGGATGTCGGCGGTGATCTGCCATGGTCCTACGGTCACCCGCCGCGCCAGATGCTCGATGTGCTGCCGGCGGGCGTTGTTCGTATTGGTGCGTCTCCCCCCGGCGCGTTCGTGTGCCAGGAATCCTTCGATCGCTTCGTGCCATTCCCGAGTGAGCATGTGATACTCCCAGCGTTGCGGCTCCGTTGCCTTTACAGCGGAGCCTATCGGTACGGTCGCCGCCCCAGGCCGTGCAACCGGTATTGCTACTGTTCGGTCGGTTCGTGGGCGTCGATGAATTCGCGCACACTCGCCTCGTTGTCAGCGGTCCATTGCAGGTCCGCGTGATCCGCCAGCACATGCCGGTGCCAGTCCACGTTCGCCTCAATGGCCGTCGCGCGCTCGACGGGCTCGTATGCGCGTTTGAGTGCGTGGCAGAAGTAGCATCCGCTCGTGTGCGTCTTAGCCATGGTCATCCCCCGAATCGGTCGGATAGGTGGTCATTCGTCGCGGTCCTCAGCCTCGTTTGCTTCCTCGACTGCCTCGATGCTGGCGAGCACATGCTCCATGGCGAGTCCGGACAGGCCAGCGTGAGCGCAAGCCTCGGTGCAGAACTCCCGCGTCTTGCTCACCTCCGGCCCCGCTCCTACCGAGATCGTGAACCAGTCACCCAACTCGAAGTCGTTCCGCTGGCGGGTGTCCCCGCAGCTATCGCACATCTGGACGGTGCTCATGATTCCTCCTGGTGGTGCGAATCTGTCGAATGGGTGGGCGGGTTTCTGCGCTCGTAGAGTGTCCGGTTCTGTCCCGCCGTGAGAGGGACGTGAGCAATGCGCCAGCGCCCACTGCCCTGGCTACGACGCACGACATGTCCAGGGACGGGGCAGAAAATCCCGCCATCACAATCGGGGTGGACGTACTTCCTAGGCATCTTGGCTCCCGTTCGTGTGGTCCTGATCGCAATCTGCCTGCTCGGCTCTCAGTGCCTTCGCCGCGTTGTGCAGCAGGTCGATCACCGCGGCGGTGACGTTGTGCCCGCCGACCGAATACCCGCCGTAGATGTTGCGGGCGGCATGGTCGTAGTAGTCGGCATCTGCAAGCGCCTCTGGCACGCCCGCGGGGCCGAAGGGGATGTGGGGAATCTCGACCGAAATGACGCGCGTGCTCATGCTTGGCTCCTGTTCTCGTGGTCCGTGGGCTCGTCGTACTTCCAGACCATCCAGTCGCCGTTCCACGTCAGGATGACCGGGCCGGCGTGCAGCGCCTCGAACGCGAGCACATCGCCGTCGTAGCAATCGGCAGGGAAGTCATCGAACCAGCCCTCGATCTTGATGCAGTAGCCCTGATCGTGCAGCTCGTGCGTGTCATGATCGTCTTCGAGGTACTCCTCGCAGACGTCACAGTGCATCCGACATGGTGCGCCCACGGGGGCATCGCAGACGATGCGCACGCCACGCGTGAACGTCGATTCCGGATCGGTCACTTCGATGCGGTGCGGGTTGCTGACTGTCTCGCTCATGCTTGGCTCCGGTTCTCTGGTTTGGGATCAGTAGTCATCGTCGTCATCGTCCGGCGGGTTGAGAATCGTGTCCTTCGCCATCTCAAGTAACCCGAGCTGCACGACTACAGGTATCTCGCCCTCGACTTCAACTCCGGTCAGAATGTCGCCATCTTCATCCAGCACGTAGTGGATCTTCAGAGTGCCGATCGGTGTCGTGCTCATCAGCGCACAACCTTGACCGCGTCAGATGCCGCAAATAGCATCAGAGCTACGTCGTCGTCAAGTGTCCATTCCTTAACTCCCATACAGAAGGTTGGGAGTTCGAGTCTCTTCGGGCGCACACTGTGTTGAGACAGTCCCGGTTCGGCCTCCGCTTCGGCGGGGGCCGTTCCCGTTTCCAGCCAGCCTAGGTCGACGCCCGATGCTTCGGCCCATGCACGCAGGTAGAGCCCACGAGGCTCCCGTGTACCGCTCTCATAGTTGGAAACTGTCTGCCTGCTTATGCCAGCCAGCTCAGCGAATTGACCCTGGTCAAGCCCAGTTACTTCGCGGGCCTTCCTGAGTCTGTCGCTCTGCGTGAACTTCGGCACGACACCTGTCGTCGGAGTAAGAAGCATCACAGTCCCCTTTCGATCAGTTCTCGAGCTTGCGCGATAAGTAACTCTGCGTTCTTGCACTTCTCGAGGCACATCTCGAGGGTGCCGTTGGGCGCCTCGATGATGTTGCGTTGAGCAGCCTCGAGTAGCGCATCGAGGCGTTCCAGATTCTTCATGCGTCGATTGTCGCACATCCGTTGACACATGACAACAAACCGACACGCCGGTACGTCTAGACACTTGACAACCCTTCCCCGGGGGCTACCGTAGGCATGTGACTACATCTGGACACCTCATAACAACGCGGCAGTTGGCTGCGCTTAGAGGTGTGTCGCGCCAGGCTATCTCCGCAGCGGTCAAACGCGGCGCGATCGTGCCTGCCGTCACCCTCGAGAACGGGAACTTCCTGTTCGACATCAACGAATTCCGCGACGAGTTCGATCCGGCCGACTGGCAACTCGCATGAAGCCGCCCTAAACCTCGGCCGGGACAACTTAATACGTGACGCGACAGGACGAATCGCCTGAGACCCGCGGGATGCTACCGCGAAACAAGATGTGACCCCGAGCACAAGGGGATGCGCTGTCAAGGCATGACCGGGAGCGCACCCCCAAATCCCGACCCCCTTGTGCAAGCCCCGTCCGTGACGGCCTTAGCCGGCCGTGTCTGATGCAACCGAAGCCCAGGCTCCGTGTACCGCAAATGGCCCCCCAGTAGAACGTGAAATCCGTTCACTGGGGGGCCATACCTCCCTCAACCACTTCACCATCCCCGCAGGAAGGAGAAGCAGATGCTTCACATGTACTTCGACAAGCACCCCTCGAAGAACTCGAGATCGACAGAGTCCGGATCAAGAACCGCAGCTTCACACCTTGCGCGATGTGTCGCCTCTGTAGCCGCGAATACCCCGGCCACGATCGCGAAAGCCAACACCACGCCTACTCCGATCAACATTGTCTTTCGCATGCGCGACACCCTACAGGGCGTGACCTTATGAGCACGGGTGGAGTGGGGCACACGCACAGGTTCGACCCTGTGAGCGGGTGGTGCGAGTTCTGCAACCTCCGCGAGGACGGGAAACTCATCGGCCGCGGGGGAGAGGTATTCAGAGCCGGCCGAGAGTACGCACCACAAGAGCTGGACGAGATCAGAAAGCGAGCTATGGCATGACCAACGCATCGAACTACTACGCACGCCAGCAGGAGCCCACCATGAGCTACCGCAAGCCCACCCTCATCGAGCGTGAGGGCGAGTTCATTGCAGCGGTCATCGGGGCAGCCGTGATCGGCTTCGCTCTGGGCATGCTCATCATCGCCCTCGTGTTCCTGCCATGATCCGCACCGGCACCACATCAGCGGCCCTCGAGGCGCTCACCGATCTCGTCATCACCGCCCGCGCACAGCGAGACATGGCAGAAGACCACAAAGCCTGGACCAGCCGCAACAAGTTCGAGGACATCGCACGCCAACTCGACGCCACACGCACACGCCTCACCGAGGACAGGACCTACCTCGAGCAGGCATGGGCATTCGTCGACGCCGGCAGACTGACCGTCGCACGACAGATGATCCTACTCGACCGCACGATCAGGGAACGGTCATGAAGCACAAGGTAGAGCGAGCCATCGACGGCACCGGAGACTGGTGTGTGCTCGACCCTCACGGGAACGTGGTCCACCAGACACCGGTCTTCGCATGGGCCATAGACGATGCCGTATCCAGGTACCACGACAGCGCACGTGAGTTCATCATGGTCAGGCTGCAATGACAGCCAAGCACCAGACACCCGAGTACCAGCGCAACGCACGCATCATCCGTGCACGCGTCAGGGCTCAGCACAGGGCAGGCGAGGCGGTGCCATGCTGGCGCTGTCGTACGCCCATCTACCCAGGTCAGCCCTTCGACGCTGGCCACCTACCTGGGGCACAGGGCTCGAGCCTCGAGGAACTGCGACCCGAGCACAGGTCACGCACCACCCACTGCAAGGGGAACAGGGCAGCGGGCGCAGAGCAGACCAACCGCCGACCTACCACACTGCGCAGTAAGGTACAGTCATGGCCACTATGACCGAGCAAGATGCGCAGAGCGTAGAGCTTTCTTTGAGCAAACCCGAAACAAC